TCTTTCATCATGTGCAAAGTTTTAAACCTTGAACTAACATCAGAATATTCATAATCGTCAAGTTGTGAGCTTTTTAGGTAAGAAATAGAGACTGCATCTTTGTATTCGTTGGTAACATTTACTTGTTTTGTTGGATAAAAGATGATTTTATTTACGAAGTTATCGTCAGAGTCAATATAATCATATTGATGCTTTTTGCCTGACTTTACTGAAAACCAATCACGAACTTCAATTAAGTCACTTGATTTGTTTTGTTGTTTTGTTTTTATTCCATAAACATTGTGATAATCAAAAATAAAAATATTTTTATACTTTATCTTTACCATTCTGGCATTGTCTGTGAATGCTTTTAACTGACCTTCTGATATTCTTATCGAGGACAATTCAGAAGGAACAATGATGTTGCCGAATAAAGAAAGAGAAAAATAAATCTTTTCCCACAAATATTTTTTCTTTATGCCGATTAACTTGTGGCCATTTGGAGATACTATTTTTTTAGTTGCATTATCAATTGAAAGATGACTTAAATCTAAGTCAGGATCGAAATGATCATTAAACCATGGCTTTGCTAGTCTTGTGTATAAGAGTTTGTAATCATTATAGTAAGCATATAGCATGGCTTCAAGAGATGAACCTATGACAATGTTTCCAAAGTCATAGTTCATGTCTCTTATTTTTGAATGAAGATCTCTATTTGTCTGTTCTGATGATAATTTCACAGGCAAGAATCCATAAAATGGCTGCTATGATAAGCTTTATGTATTGGTCTAGTTCCAATTCAAAGGTTCAAGTTTGTTTCTGATTCGCTTTGTAATGCTATTTGTTAATTCTGTTATTTCTCTGATTTCTTTTAGAATGAAATCTCTGCAATTTGCATAATCACGATCAACAAGAACTTGTAGTGATTGGCTTCTGGTGATGACATTGTTAAAGTCTTCTAGCAAATGCGATACCATATCTTGCTTGATCGGATCATCTTCGCATAAAGCAGCTGCATCTCTTAATGCTCTAGATGATTTTAAATAACCTTCAACCAATTCTACAAATTCGTTATCAATCTCTTGCATAATCATCCTCGTATCTAATGATATCATCTTCGCCAAAATAATCACCAACTTGGACTTCGACGAAGACAAGAGGTTTTTCTCCATTGCATTCAATGCGATGCTTGGCCTCTCTTGGAATAAAAAAGCATCTTCCTGGATATGCATCCAACTCTTGACCTTCCAGCGTTACAATGCCATTTCCTGCAACAACTGTCCAAACTTCCATCCTTTGATGATGTGACTGATAACTTAATCGTTGACCAGGATTGACAACAATTTCTTTTAATTTATATAATTTTCTGTCCTCAAGAATCTCAAATGTTCCCCAAGGTCTTTCTTCAGTGTAGTTTTGATTTTTCATATGCGCCTACTGTAATTGGATATAATTCCTTTGTTATTTTTAATATTGCTTCTGCAACTTTTTGAATTTCCCATTGAGCACCTTCATGAATACGAAGGTCAACAAACTTCAGCAAATTGCTAAGATTACAAGTTCCATAATATTCTGTATACATATTTTGTGGCAAAACGCCGCGAGCTTGCTCTCTACAGACACCAACTGACATCATATCTTCATACAACTTCAAAGATTCTTTATGATGTTTGGCCAAGGCTTGCGAGCAACGGAATTTACTGTTAATAACTCGATCTGGATGAATTGCCGGATCAATAAGTTCATCAACATTGCTTGCTTGCCTATTTGATTTATGCTGAGTTCTGAACTGTTTCGGTTCATAAAACTCAATATTATAATCAGTATATCGCCTTGATATTTCGTTATAACTCCAAGTTCTATGCCTGTGATGCTGTGATCTTACAAACAAAGGAACTTTGAATCTGAAAGTTACAAGACAATGCTCAAGTGTGGATGTGTGACGATGCTTAATCAAATAATTGATAAGCTTTTCATCTTTTTCATCCAACATGTCTTTGTGCTTTCCAAAAGAAACACGAGCAGAGTTAACAACAGAAAGGTCGCTTCCCATGTGCTCAACATATTCTACTTTGCCGATGTCATCGCCATAAATGTAAACTGGTTCAATCAATGTAAATCTTCTCCATTATAAAAGCTGAATACCTCATTTGTCAAGCCAATAATTGTATAAAATCTATCTTCTGGTTTCTCAAATGAACATTTTGCATAAGAATGAACAATGTTGGAATCCTTATCAATTATATAAGCATAAGGATCAATATCGTGCGGAGGCTTATACAGTATCGAGTCATAACCACATTTATTAATCATGTCAACGCAATCTTTAACAACACTAACATGATTGTCTGGAATCAAATATGATAATATTTCTTTTCCTGATGTGAACATTCCTCGACAATATAAAAAGTCATAGAATTTACTTTCCAGATAATCTTCTACAATGTCAATTTTATCTTCTTCTATTCCGACAACGACAAAGCCATTGTCAATTAAACTACTCAGAATCCTCTTCTGGTTCGTCAGGCTTTTCTTCATCTTGTTCTGGCTTTACATTTGGTTCTTGGCAGTTTGGATGAAATCGATAAATTACATCTTGTTTGCCATATTTTTCTTCAAAATCTTTTGGAGCATAATCAGGATTAAACTCGTATCTCATATACTCTTTGAAGCCCAAATCTCCATACAATTTTGACAAAAATCCATCGAAATGATCAAGATAACACCCACCATTATCAATTGCTGACTTCATCAAAATCTTGCCAATTCCGCCAACTCCTGGCTCATTGTTGTGAACTGCAACAATCTCTGACTTTCCAAACTCTTTCTTATCAGTTGCTGGATTTGTAAATTCTTTTAAAGCAAATCCAATATCATGATCTTTCAATTTGTAAAGACTCATTTGGCCAAGCTCAGATGTCGAGTATGGTGTTAGCATTTCTGGCTTATCAGACTTTTCCAACGAATCAAGAAACTCATCTGGCGAAGGATTCTCATACGAATCTGACTTAATCAATTCAATAACTTTTTGAACCTTTTCTTTGTCAATCTCTTTCTCATCAAGCTTGAAAAGGGAACGAAGATTCTCTTGATCATACATTCTTTTATCATAAGCAGTATATTGTTCTGAAATAACATGAGATTCCCAAAGTTTTTGATTATATACTCTTCTGGCATACTTTCTAACCTGTTCTGTCACAAGCTTTTTCAAATCACTTAATTTAAATTCACTCATCAATTACACCTACAACATAGTTTTGGTGGACGATTTCAAACTTCTTTCCATCAATAACTACTTCTTCAATCATGCTTTTGTCCACGACAAGAGAACATGAGCCATTTTTCTGGGCTGATGAGATAAAAACATCATCTCTTGTTCCAGTTGCTGTTGCCCATGTGTTTTGCCCATTTAGATTTTGCAGAAACCTTTCACAATCTGTTGCGGCACAAACAAAGCTAACTGTCTGATATCTTGAGTTATCTTTTAGTTTTGCACCTTCTGGAATCAAAACTCCTGATTGTGATTTTGGTTCTTCCTTTTGTTTGGACTTTACAAGCACATGCTTGTTAAATGGCCGAAACTTACACACTTGGAATTTCCTCCTTTACAATCTCCATAAAAGTAGAAAGATCGTCAAGGTCTACTCGCGTCTTAACAGCATTGTATGCTTTCTTTACGAGAGAAATTTCTTCATTTGATAGCCATTCATTTTCAATATATTCTTTACGCAAATCTTTTCGTTGCTCTTGATAAGGCAAGATTGCTGAATCAATTGCTTTATATGATTTAATCAAATTTGAAATGTGTTTTTTCTTTTCATCTGTAATTGCTATTGTTGCCATTTAATCACCTTTATGCATTATTTTCTGGCTCTTGTTCGGAGCCTTGTTGTTGATCAGGTTGCTGATCTGGTTGTTGTTGTGGTTCTGCATTGGATGCAGCACTCATTAATTGTTCAATGGCCGATTGTGCTTTTTTTAAATCACTAACAGCCCCTTTGATATTTTGATTCTTTACAGGATCAACATGGGTTACTTTTTCATAAAATTCTACAATCTCTTTTAATCCTTGATTGTATTTGCGAGGATCTGTTTCTCCCTTAAAAATACCTTCTTGAGGTGCCTCTTCTCCCTTCAATCCAGCCATGAATGATCGAAATGGATCTGTGCTTGTTCCATAACCCTTCTTTGGGCCTGCTCCTCTCATAGCTCTGCCACGATTTACAGATGCTTTGGCTGCTTGCTTGGCTGCCTGCTTTATTGCATCTTTAAAGGATTCGTTAATTAACCTTTCTAGCTCTTCGTAGTTCATTTTTTTCTTAGACATATTTTACCTCACATGCGCCTCCAGCGCAAGCAATTTCTCCACTTAAATTCGTATTATCGTCTATTTCTTGAACTTGTGTAAGGTCAATCTCTTTAATTGTGGATAATAGGTTAATATATGTGAACTCATCACAATCTTCCAAAGGAGCTTGCTTGTATGTTCCGCCATCATAAGGAAGGACTGATAGGCCATTATAGTAATTTCTATTTTCCCACATCCATTCTTTGATGTCTCCCCACTCTTCTTTCTTGACCGACAAAGTTGCAGAAATGTTGTGAGTATTGCTTCCTTTGCTATGCCCTGGTTTAATCCAGTTTTGATAAAACCATTTAACTCTTTCTGCCAAATCTAAAGCAGATTCGGTTCGCAAGATAGCTGTTGATGGAGCCTTTTGCGGAATAGAAATAACTGCCGTATCATGTGGCCTATAATATTCATCCTCGACAAGCTCTGGATGATTGATTGCCAAATAATGATAAATGTCTTCATTTTTTGCGACACGCAGTCTTCTGATATAAAAATCATTATGCCAAGCATGAATACCGCTTGAACAACCCAAAACAAGAGAAGATGTTCCACTTGGCTTAATTGTTGTTACTCTTGCTGCTTTGTTAATTCCAAAAAGCTCTGCTGCTCTTTTGTTTTCTTCTTTTGCAATTTTTGCAGACTGAGACATATCCATTGTTTGAGCAACGCCAGAGCCAATTCCTGTCAAGCCAACGCCAACAAGAGCTTCTTTTTCTGTTGTTCGCTGCCAGATTGGACGAAGATAGTGAAAGTTTGTGTATGTTGCTTGAAGTGTTCCAATAAATGCAGCAGCACGAACACGATTATTTAAATCTTCTTGAGACTCAATGTTGCTGACATTTACTTCGCAAAGATTGCAGAATTGAAATGGGCGAAGTGCAATCTCACAACAAGGATTTGTTCCCATATCTTTGTCGTTTGAAAAATAAATTCCTGGCTCACCTGAATTTGAATGCTCAATTCTATCGGCCAACTTCATGAAAAACTCTTTCTCAACACGATGACGAACAAGAACAGCAGAATTATTTGCTCTTGCTCTTTGTGGATTCTTTTCCCACCAATTTCCTGATTTGCAAGCAATCATTTCATCATCATCAGCAGAAAATAGAGAAATAAGTGCAGCTCGACGGATACCACCAGCAAGAACTGCATCTGCAATATGACAAACAATATCATGAACTTCAATAGAATCAAGCTGAGAGCCTTCTTCTTTCTCATTCAAGATTGATTTAATTTGACGAATACAAATCTTTAGTGGCTCTGGTCCAGGAGCTTTACCACCTGAAGTTACAAGCTTTGCACCCTTTGGACGGATATCAGAAAAATCAAATTCAATTGTTGATGTTCCCTCAAAATAAGATCTCATCAAAGCTTTAACTGCATCGGCCCAACCTTCAATAGAATCGCCAACGAGGAATCTGCGCTTTCTATTTGCACGAGGATGTCTGATTTCTGGAAGCTTTTCAATGTGATGCTTTTGGACTGAGAATCCAATACCAGTTCCGCCTAGTAAAAGAAAGAGAATTTCGCTGAAAGCTCTGTAATCATCAACAGGCAAGTAACCACAATTATAAATGCGGTTTGGACTGATTTCAATTGGCTTTCCTCCAAATTGAAGAGAACGCATTGATGGCAGAATTTTCTTATCATAGACATACTTATAAGCTTCTTCAATTTCTTCCTTTGCAGAAGGAAACTTTTTAATGTGCATTTCCTTGTTTCTTGTTACTAATTCTTCCCATGTTTCTCTTCGACCAAGTTCTGGTCTGTATTTTGCATACTTCATGAACACTGTGATGTCCGAAAGTATCTTGTTTGATATATCCATTTTAAGCATTCGCCCCTTTTACTAGTTTCTTATATTTGTCAAGAAGATAATTTGCTTGCTCTTCTTTTGAAAGTTGTGGAGTTCTCGACTCCTCTTGTGTGTATCGATCCAAAATCTTAATATCAATATTGGCTGTATCCATAAAGATATTATACACTAATCCATCAGGTCCATTTCTATTTTTTGCAATGTAAACTCTTCCACCGTTTGTTTGCTTATCGTCTGCTGTTCTTGAAACAGAGAAAATAAGATCAGCAACAAAACACTTATTAAAAGCTTCTGAAATACTTTGCATTGTAATGATTTCTGCCTGTAATCCTGTGCGATTTGTTTGTGATGCAGTCCAGCCAACAACTTGGTTCTCCATCATAATCGCTCGTAGTTCTTCGTAAATAGATTCAAGTTCTTCTCTCTTCTCACTTCTTGCTGATAAAGTTTTCAAAAGATCAGCATAGTCAACAATAATCATATCTGGAATGATGTCCTGTTGTTTTAATTTCTGAAGATGAGCACGAATTGTATTTGTTGTTGCTGTTTTTGTTGGATACTCTTTTACGATAAGCGTTCCATCAATATCTCGCAAATACTCTCGAATTTCTTCTTTTCTGTCCATCAATTCATTCAATGGAATGCCAGTAATGCACGAATCATATCGGCTTGCAATAACTGTATCTTTTAATTCAAGCGTATAGTGAACAACTGTCATTCCTGCTTTGACTGCTTCAGCACCAAGATGAACGAGAACCATTGATTTTCCAACTCCTGTTGGAGCGATAACAACGCCGATTTCACCTCGACCACCTCCGCCACCAGTAATCTCATCCATTTTCTTCCAGCCGGTCGTGATTGTCTCTCGTCCCGTGAACTCGAATCTTTCTTCAAAATCTTTGATATAATCGTAACCAAAATCTGCATCGGCACCTGCCTTCAATGCATTGTTGATTACCACAGAAATTTCATCAAATGAGCATTTTTGGAGCAGTGTAGTTGATTTTAACATTGCTTCTCTGAGTTTCTGCTTTCTACAGAAATCAATGGCTGTATCTTTTACAAATTCACAAGACTCAAGGATTGAGATATCGGCCATAGCTTTGGCATAATAATCTCTGATTTGCTTTTGTGTCACTTCATTAAGATCATCGATGCCGGACCGAATGATCGTCTTCATTGTTTCATTTGATGGATGTGATGAATATTTTTTCTTGTATTGGAAAATCTTCTCGACAAATGCTTGAAGATATCTATACTCCAAGAATTCAATATTAAGAACTTCCATCATTCGATCTGCAAAAACTCTATCATCTAAAACGATGAAAGCGAGCTTCTCCTGAAATGATTTACCGTATTTTGAAAATGAAACTTTTTCTGTAGTGATCATAAATCCTCTTGTTAGTGTTCTTGGATCATATACGAACTCATGACAAAAGTCAAGAGTTATGTTAGATAACTAGTGTTATTTTTTGGCAACGATAGATCTAAATTTCTGAAAAAGCGATTCCCAATTGAACTCAGAAATGCCATCTTGGATCATCATTTTTGTAATGTTGGTTCTGTTGACAGTAGGAGCGAAATTCTCAACAGTGTCTTTAATTCTCAGCGAACTTTTCATCGAAATATTTGGTGCATATAATTGCATTAATTTATAATTCAGTTCAACTTTTTTTCTTTCAGTCAGAATGTTTTGGAAAATTTTCGCTCCGGTATCATCCGATTTGCAGTAATTGAAAATGTCATCAAGAGTGCTTGGAAATTCATCTGCAAGGAATGTCATTTTCTTTGCAATTGTTTTTAGGCCAGCACCTTTAACACCTTCAAGGTTATCTGATTTGTCACCATCAATTGCTCTAGCCAGGGCAAAATTGTTTGGATGAATATTAAAATTTTCAAGAATTCTTTTTTTGTTTATAAATTCATCTTTAATTGGAGAGTAGACCATTGTCTCATTGTCGCACAATTGATAGAAGTCTTTGTCCATTGAAGCAATAATTTTAATTGTGCCTTTCAAGAAAGGCATTCTGCAAACATAAGCAATAACATCATCTGCCTCGACATCATCAATCAATAATTGAATGACGGGCATCTCATTTAGATATTCTACTGTTCTTGATAATTGTCGATAACGATTTTCTGATTCTTCAAGAGCTGACATTCCTGAATAAGCACGATTTAATTTTAGTGGCTTTCGGCCATCCTTGTATTGTTTTGCAAGTGCTCGACGCTTGGCAGAACCTCCGCCGCCATCCCACACAACAACAATTTTATCAGGATTAATTTCACGAGACATCTTTTGCAAAGACATTAAAAAGCCTTTTGTGCCTCCAATTGGTGCGCCATCAGCGGCTAAGGAAGGATTCATTACATAATTTCTTATGAATGCATTCATTGCATCGACAATCAATATTTTCTCTGACATTATAAGGAATTATAGCAGAGATTGGATGATGCTGTCAATGATTTTTATCGTTTCTTGTGGATTTTTTACTTCAAATGCTTGATTTGGGGTGTTTTCCCTTACTTTATCGTAGATTGGCTTGTCATTTCCAGTCTCTACAGTGCATCTATCGCCCACAAACCAATGATTGTGGCCTTCATAGTAGTTTAAAGCATAGGTTTTATCCCAACCATGCGGATAAATGTCAATAGAGGTGTTTCCCCCCAAAGAAAAGGCTAAATCTTCTGATAATTCGCTATTTTTTAACTTTTCGAGCACTTCCAGACGAACATTGTGTTCTTTGTCGTATTTTTTGAACTCTTCTCTGTCTTGATTGTTGGCAGAACGACCAATTGGGCAAAAATTAACAAGAGAATCACGATAAGATATGAAATTTCCAGTTGCAGGCATCTTATATTGATGTGAAAGTGACAAAACATACAACCTTTCAATTAAAATTGATACGAGGACTCTATATTTATCTTCTCCAAGATGCTCTCTCATGTCCAAAGAGAACTCTTTTTGCCACAATCCATTTTCCCACTCATTTCTATCCCAAGAATATTTTTGAGTCCCGTTACATGGAAGGATTAGAAAGTTTGAAAAGTCTTTACTTGACTTAAAAAGCGAACCACATTGTTGCATCACATATTCAAAAGTGCTGCCAGTGACAATTCCAACTTTTGCAACTTTTGAAAGGGCTATCAAAGCTTCTTCCATATCTTGTTCAATTGATTTTCTGGCTGGTGTTAGTGTGCCATCCATATCAAATAAAACTACATTATCCATCATTATCATTTCCTTCAATCATTGAAAGCTCATTCAAAGCTTGGCTCCAACTATTAAACCTAATTGCTTTATCGTCTATATATACAATTGCTCTTGGCTTTTCACTAGTTACTTCGCTAACATACTGTGATAAATTATACTTTTCAAGCCATTCCCATATAAGTTCGACTCCTGTCTTGCCATTTACAAGTGGCCGATCTGGCTTTGCTTTTGCTGAAAAGACGACAATATTGTATCTATCTGACAAACTTTTGATTGCTTCAATTGCTCCATCGATTGGCTCATCATATACAGTTCCATCATGAAAACCTTTTGAATTCTTATGAATAACTCCATCGAAGTCGATAGATATATTATTGCTGTTTTCGTGATTTTGCTTTTTGTTATATTCGTCAATCATATTTTTCGTATATCTTTTCTTCAACAAACTCTGAATTAAGAAGTATATTGATTTCCTTTTTTATTACAGCTCGTTTATCATTGGTTACATAAACGCTTCTGGCCAAATCAATAAATCCTTGATCAAATGACTTATCTTTCTCCTTAAGTCTAATTGAGTCTTCAATATCCCATAAAGCTTGATTGACATCTTTCAAATCTTTATATAGATCTTTCAGCTCAGTTGATTCAAAATATTTGCTTAACTTTTCTTTGATATATGATAACTCATTATTAATGTTTATCTTTTTATCATTGTCGCTAACATTTTGTGCTTTAATTTCTAAAATAGTCATCTTGTCGAATGCATCTCCAAGAGGAACTTTCATATCAATAGACACTTGTATTACTCCTCGTCGTATATATAATTCCAATCATTGTTTTTGGTCCACTTTTCGTTGATTATAAATTGTAAAACTTTGTTGTGAACATGACCTCTGTTAAAAAATGATTGCCTACAATATAGATGTGAATTAATTTTTTTGCCTGATAAAGCTGATTCTGAAAAATTCACAAAACTACCCTCATATAAATGAATCTCTTTTGCGTTTTCAAGAACCTTGGTATAATCAAGTATGAGTCGAGGATTTAAGCCATTATCTTGCATCCAATTATGGTCCAAATTTACAACTGGAGAATTAAACTTTATGTATTTTTTATTAATTGGAACTAGTTTAAAGCCATTATTGTCAGTTGGTCTCCAATGAGAAATGACATAATCTTTGCCAAATTTATTGACAATCTCGTCATACGCTGATTGTTCTTCTTTAAGATTCCTATCCCATCTAACTTGACGCCAACTCGGATGCGCGATTGCTTCATCAAACTCTATGTTGTGTGGCGTAGCTGATGGCGCATTAAAAGATATGTTGTCCGTGTCAGAATAAAGTCTTTTAAACAAATATTCTAACCTAGGAACATGCAAGTTGACTACATCATATTCTTTGCAATATTTTTCTTTTATTATTGACGAAAACATGATGCCATCCCCTGTTCCGCCTGCATGAGTCAAGTTTATTAGGCTCATTTATTTATCTCCTCTTTCTTGTGATTGCTGCATAGATAAATTTTCTAGGTATTTCACAGTTTGTAATCTCGTTTACTGAATGATAGCTTACATCATTTGACAAAAACATGAGTGCTCTATTCTTTCTATGATTTACCATAACAGCCTTCTCGACATTTGTTGGGTATTGCTGTGCCTTGTTGCACCCTTCTTTTGCCCTATAAAGACATATCTCTCCGCCATCATGCTTGCTATCATTAAAAGAGAACAAAAAGACTATCAATCTACCATTTGTATCTCTGTGGACTTCTCGGCTATATCCATCCTCACCAATACTGATGTCATAGTCTAGGTAATAATCCTCTTTGCATAGTTTCTCTAGATCGAAATTATTATCTTCTATCCCCAAATAATTTAATACATGCTGCTTAAATGGATTTATCATGTTCATCATAAACTCATCTGATCTAACAATATCCATAAAATTATTAAGAGATTGGCCATACTTTATAGGGTTCGATTCATATACAGCTTTCATGATCCTTCGGCGGCCAAACATTCGGTCATCGATGTTTCTATCCATCCTTGAAAAAAATTCTTTTTCAATATTATTTATCAATTCAGCATCCATAAAATCATCAATCATTACAAATGGATATGGATCTTCTTTGACCATGCTGCTATCTATTAATTTGTATTTAGTCTGCATACCTTACTTCACCTTTAATAGCTGTTCTTCGACAACTGGAATATCTTCTGGAAAATCAACAGCATATGAAACATTATCGACAAGAAGCATCTTGACTGGGATTGATTTCTCTAAAAACCTTACAATTTCTATATCTTCCTGTGATTCTAAAGGAGTCTTTGTTTCGCTCTTAAAGTCATTTAATTGTTTTTTACTAAAAGCGTAAATACAAACTTGCTTATACACATCTTTAGTCTTTCCAGCTTTGTTACCAGGCAAAACATTTCTGCTGCAATATAACAGATTATTGTCAAGATCGCAAATAACTTTTGGTATTTTTCTGTCTTCTGGGTTATCTTCTTTGCATACTGAAGACATGCAATTTATAACATGATTTGGGTTTCTCTTTTTAAGATCAATAGCCCTTTTGATATCTTCTGGGTCAATCATTGGCTCATCGCCTTGGACATTCACAAAAATATCTGCATCGATCTCTTCTGCTGCTTCGGCTACTCTGTCTGTCCCCGTCAAACATTTATCTGATGTGATGACTACTTTATATCCATTTTTCCTTACCACAACAGCAATTTCAGAATTTTCAGTTGCAACATAAACATTTTCTTTTCCGACTGCTTGTTCTGCTTTCTCCGCGACATGAAGAATCATCTCTTTGCCATTTATCTTTGCTAATGGCTTTCCAGGAAATCTAGAAGATTTATATCTTGCAGGAATAACAACCACTGCTCTTTGCTCTTTTAGATCATCCAAAAGTGATGGATCATACGATGATTGCCCTTTGAGAGAATTAAGAGACTTGACTAGAGAATCATTTGATAAATTTGAGCCATTCAGATCCTGAACATAGAGTGGATGGATCGTGTGCTTGCCAGCCATCATATATAATGGATTTTGGCCCCATTTGTATACATCTTTCATCTCCTGAACCATGTCAATGCAATCCAATAGAGATGGCAATATTGTTCCAGAATCTTGAAGCAATTGCTCTGTCTTTACATTGCCGACGCCTCGGCCCATTCCAAGCAATGTGCCATCAATATAATTTGCTCCACATTTAACGGCCTCAAGACAATTCGCAAATGCTAGGCCCATATTGTCATGAGTGTGGATGCCATCAATGTCCCTAGTTCTAAACATTTTTCTGACATCATATGGTGTTAGCGAACCATATGAATCTGCAATATACTTAACACCTATTCCTATTCTTTTGCACTCACTAATAAAACTATCAATCTGAGCATCTGATAGAATTGATGCCGTCATTAGATTGCAGAACACCTCATATCCAAGCGAAGCGATACATTCATTAAGTGTCTCAAGATATCGCAACTCATCAATTTTTATAGCTATTCTACAAACATCAAAAGGAGAAGATGATTTTTCTTTTATGATGTCAAATAAGAGATCTTTATTTACTTTGCCGGTGTCGATGAAGTCTTTAGCATCGATCATGAATGCTAGCTTGGCCATTACCGGAAAGTCAACAACAGAAGATATAAATCCGTCATTGCATTTTCTATATGGGCCACCAAGCTTTGGAGATTTGTATCCAAGCTCAATGATGTTAACGCCGTGTTTGTCTAAAGATTTTACCAAAGATTTAACAAAAATCTCTGAGAAATCCCAATCTGTATAATATCCACCATCTCTAAGAGTGCAGTCTAAAATATTAACATTTCTGCTCATTTTAGAACCCTTCTTGGAAATGAATCTGATATCCTGGATTTTGTGGAAAGTATTTCCGATGTGATTCCCTTTTCGCTTAGATAATCATACAACACATTGCTTGATTCTATAATCAAATTAGCTTCATTGTTTCCCAGCGGGGCCGAAGGATTGTGAAAAACTCTTCTGTTTTGGTGCCCATAAAAATGATTTAAGTGGCCATCTTGATTGTTCAGAGTGTAGTCCCATCCAATAAACTTAATGTGAGAGAATCCACAATGAACAATAAATGGAATAACAGTTTCATACATTATTCCTGGACCCCAAGTAACAATCTTATCTGATGAGTCAAACTCGTTTAACGAGAAATCTTCTTTTCCAGCTACAGTATTGTTAATAGAGAACCCATCTTTTATTGGAAAGAAATAAGAAACTGGCTTTGAACAAAACGGCCTAAAATTGAACTTGCCCATTCCAGATGCAGTGATAATCTCTGTTTTGTCAGAATAGGAATAATAAACTAAGTTATTGTCGTTAATAAAGTGATAATCGCACTCTTCTACAAATTCATATTGTGCTTGCTTGACACAGATAACAACATCATCTTCAATCTCATTCTGATATTGTTGTTTCGTATACTCTTGCAAGCTTGGTCCACATGCCGCAATAAAAGCGGTTTGGCCTTTATGCTTATCCTTAATGGCCATTATGTCTTTCATTTAGAAACTTCCTCGCTAGATGTTTCTGGCTCTTCTTCGCCTTCAAGAGTATAGAATGAGCTTGCATCACCTGTTTTATCATTAAACTTCTGAATGACTTCTTCGTCGATAATATCATAAACAAGGTTTGCAAATGCTTGATCAGTCTTCATAAGCTTTGGAAATGTTGCTGCTTGGAACTTTTTATCATATCCTTCAAGAGTAAACCAAGCACCAGCATTCTTTAATTTATCTGATGGCTTAATGGCTGTCAGAAGTGACTCATCGTTCATAATACCAACTTCATCACCACCCCATATGATCTTGAAATTACATACACGACCTTGAGTTCCAAACTTTGATTTTTCAAGTTTTGCTTTTACTTCTGAGCCAATTCGGAATCCGCTTTCATTCTCAACATAAGATTTCTTGCTTTTCAATCCTGTTAGCCAAATTCTGAGAGAATAAGCATAAATGATTGCTTTGCCACCTGGAGTGAACCATGGCTGGGAAAGCATCATCATTGGGTTGCTTGTGTTGATGTTTGTCTTTAATTGATTGAGAACAAGGAATGTTGATTGTGTTTGGTTGAGACCAACAGTCAATTTCTGCATACCTAAAGAAAGAACTCTTGGTTTCTGAGCCATTGAACCTTGTGGGTTAAAGTCTTTTTCAAGATCTGCTCGACATGGAGTCATTGCCAAAGAATCAAGAATAAAAAGATAACGACTATCTGGATCATTGGCCATACAAAGCTCAACAGTTTCAAGAACCATTTCGACATCATCTGGTTGAATAATGATAATTTGATTGTCACCATCCATATCACAACCAAGTTTCTGCAAGAATTCAGAAGTCATTGTTTGTTCAGAATCAAAATACATAACTTTAATTCCTTTCTTTTGTGCTTCTGCTGCAACTTGTCCAGCCATGTAAGACTTACCGGAAGATTCAAGACCTGCAATCTCTGTCACTCTTCCAACTGGAATACCTGCTAATTGTCCTTGACAGATGATTGAGTCAAGCCACCTTGAACCAGTTGAAATCCAATCTCGAATATTTGCTGGATTTTCTTCTTCAGCTGTGAAAGCAATTTGCCTTCCAGCCTTCTTGTTGATGAGATTTAATATGTCTTTTTGTGATACTTTTCCGTTAGCCATTATTTAAAAACCTATAATAAAGGCACCTGTTAATCCTGTGCCTTCCCGTGGATACATATATCAAGTATTTTTATGATATGTAAGCATAATTATTTACATTTTTCTTACGCAGTGAGTTCACGAATAGCTTCGTCAACACTACTTACAATGCCAATATCCGCATTCATTGGTCCTTCAGTTGGATTTAAATAAGACTCAAGGATCGCTTGCACTTCGGAGGATGACTTTCGAGAGAATAGAGTCTCGATGTCTGGCACATTCGTCAACAACTCGTTCACTTCAGCTTTGGATTTCAATAGGGGGGAAGATTTTCGCTTCGGAACAAGATTTGTCTGAGGAAACGCTCCCTTAGTCTTAGGCAATGTATAAGTTAATGTAAAATCAACACCGTCGTCTACATCGGTGATATCTCCATAGTCGGGATTGAGAACAAGGCCAAGAAGGGTTTCATAAATGGTTTTACCATAACCCCAAATCTTAACACCTGATTCTTCTTCTCCACGAACAATTACAGGAGAAAAGAATCGTTGGCGAACGAAAAGATTCTTAGCCATCTTCTTGCTGTCATCTGTTCCCTCTTGCCAAAGCTTTGAAGCAAAGTCACAAACTGGACATTTATCTCCATAGTTTCGCTGTGGACACAAAACACCACCACGAGCTGATTCTCCTAGATTATAATGAAAATGAAATACCTTGAACGGATCTCCGTCAGCAGTTGGAACAAATCGAACTTCTTGATCGCCTTCGCTTGGCTTCCAAAAAATATTATCCTTCTTTGATTTTCCACCATTTTCCAATTCGTTGAGCTTTGCTCGCATTTTAGCCATATCTAACGCCATTTTAATTTCTCCTGTTTTTTAAGGTAAGATTGACAAATATCTCAATCTCCCGGTTTATTTTTGTATTATAGATGTATGTTTAACGCAGTAAACATAATCCTGCTCATATTCAGTTTCAAAGATGCCGTATGAAACTCTAACATTCTCTGTTGTTTTCTCATTAATCGACATCTTTATTTGTTTCATTAGATTAGAATCATTTTCCAATCTTTCTTTATTGTATGCATAATAATACATTATATCTGACACGCTGTCAAGTGTAAAAAACATATTATCTACATTTTTTTCTGGTGAAGCAATTCCAATAGTTGTGATTCTTGCTCCAGGTGGAAGAACATAAAATGTATCGTCCACTGATTTGATATGATTGTATTTGTTAATCATATGCATTGTAGAAACAAGAATCTCGTTAATCTTTTCGTTATATAACTTTACTGGAACTCCACCAATAATATTTTCTAATTCTGAATTGGAAACGATATAAAGTCTTTCAAATAAGCCTGAACGAGCATATTCTTGAAAAACATTGTATACCATCCTTTCCAGCTTTTGTTTTAGAGGTGATAAAAAAGACATGTCTGGCTTTACATAAAGCACATTAATCTTACATTTATTTTTAAGATGCTTTAAAATTGCCAATGATGCAGATGATACAGAACCTGATCCTCCAACAACAAATAACACTTCTCCTCTTACGCCTCTGAAAAAATACTGAAGATTTGGCAATTTCTTTTCATAATCTTCAGTCTTTGAAAACTGTGGCAATGGAAATGTTGTCTTGGTTTTTTCAAGACCAACATCAATTTTATATGTTCGATATTGTGGATACTTTGCAAATTGATCTGCAATGTTGCATCCAGCACTTCCAAGGCCAACAATAATATCCATTAATCCTGAACCTCCAAAAGAATGTATCTCTTTGAGAATCCTCCACGATTAATGTTCTTTGCAATTCTTTGCTCTTCTAAAAGTGTATCCCATCCATTTGCTTCTGCAATGGAAAGAATTACTTCTTGAATGTCTGCAAGCTCTTCAACGCAAGGTGTTTCTAAGTATTCTTCGACTTCTTCTTGAAGTTTCTTTTTTAGATGTGCTGAGTATTCAATCTCATTTGCGATTGTTACTTTTGCTTTCTTGCCTTGATTAAAAATGATTTCAGGAACCTTATCTCTGATAAGTTTGTTATACTTTTTTAGAGTCATTATTCACCTTTATCAAATTCAATATTAACATCAAAGTTAATCTTTAGTTTTGGAAGACGCAAGTGCTGGACAATATTATGCTTAACACATTCGTCAGAATCTAGAAACCAATCTGCATGGCCTTTTTCATGAATGATATCCAAAAAATAATCTTTGTTCTTTCCGCAGTTTTTAGCCATCATTTGAAAAACAATTTTGTTTAATCTTGCAGCTTCTTCGGTGCTCGCTTTCATCTCTTCGATTTTTCCCCATGCCATTGAAGAAACATCGTGAATCATTACTGTGGCATTTGGATCCATAAATCTCATGCCTTTTGCACCAAATGTAGATAAGATTGCTCCACATGACATTGCTTTTCCTTGGATGATTGTGGCAACTGGAATGTCAGAGTTTTGAATCTCTGATATCATTGCCATCAAGCTATACACTTGGCCACCATAAGAATCAATAACAACAGGGATGACTGGTTGTCCTGTGTTGTGTGCTGCTTCCATTTGAGCAGAAAATTCTTTGGCTGAGTCTGGATCAAAGTTTTCAACTCTGATTATTACTGGTTCGTTAATTAATTCAGCATCCTTCAAAAGATTGCTTCGCTTGTAGACTCGTTTCATTTGAGCTTCCTCATGTTTCCAAAGTTTGTGCCAATACTAGCATTAACTTTAAATTTACCAAACTCAGTATTACTGAATTCGTTAACTAAACTTTTAAGGATTTCTCTATCTTCCCCAGAAAAATCTATTACCATACTATCATGAATCAGGCCCATTATGTAGCTTTTTTTTCCTTTTAATGCATTTTTTATTTTGATTGCTTTTCTCAAAAAGATATCTGATGTTGTGCTTTGAATAATAAAGTTCAATGCTCTAAAGCGATCACATTCAATCTTTCGACCAAAAGGATTATTTACATATTTTCCGTCCCAATACTTTTCAACTGTTCCGACTTTGTTATAGAAGTTTTCAATCTCTGGCATTCCCAAAGTTGCTGATTCTCCTCCATAAAGCCATGAAAACATTTTAACCTTAATTTCTTCTCTTGTCAAGTTTTCAGAATAGATATTGTTTATTTTTTCTCTGTGCCATTCATGGATATCTCCATCTGGTTGTGACTGTTCATTCAAGGCCAACAAACATCTTAATTCTGCCGCATTGAAATCAAGTTCAAGAAAGAAATCATTATTTGGACTGAGAATATCTCGATAAGCTTTGTCCATTGTCAAGATCGGAAAAGAATCTTTCTTTGTTGTTAATCTTCCTGTGACAGTTCCAAAAACATTATAATTTACAAATGGAGATGTTCTTGAAAGTTTCTCTCTGAACTTTCTTGCTTTGTATTGATGAAGCTTATCATTCATCTTGTTTGCATCAACATTCAAAGGTCTTTTTGAAATATCATTTACAAGATCACTTAATCCAACCAAGAAATCATAATTCTCTGGTTTTCTAAAATTCTTGAAAACATAATCAGTTATTTTTGATTTTACTTTATTGTAATCTAAAACAAATGATTCAGGAACAAGATCATAAAAACAATAATCAGAAGAAATAACTTTTGCTTTTTGAAATGATCTCAAATAAGAAAAATGTTTTTTCTTAATATCATCCCATTCTTCTTTCAAATGCTCAGGACAACATTGATCAATGTTTTTTCCTCCAACATACAAAGAAGCAAAATCAATATTATGATCCAATAAAGAAGAATCAAATGACCATGTTTTAGATAACATATTGTAATCAGGATGTTTATCTATATGATCATTGACAAAAATGCTATTGCATTCTTTTTTGTTATCAATAATATGGAATAACATATTATAAGATCTTATCACAGATCGCAGAACATGTCAACTGCTTTTTTTGAAAAAAGTTGAAACATAATTTAATGCTTCGCTCATACCATTTCTATCGAATATTAAATTGGCTCTTGATGATATTGTCTTCTTTGTTTCGTTCGATAATTTGGTTCCACTCTCAATGGCCATGACATTGATATAATAATTTAACCAATACTTTGGAGTATAGTTTGATTCGATTTGCTGTTTACTTACAAAGGATCTTTTAACCAATTTTCCCACCGTTTTTTGCTTACATTCTGAATACATATACTTTGTGAAAGATGGATATGCAGTTGAGAATGTATAATAAAATCTTCCGAACATATCTTTCATTAGTTGTATGTCTTTTTCGTAGGCTAAATTATAGTATTCATTGAGGATTTTGTCAAGTGTTAAATCGAAATTTATCTCCCAATAAGGGGATCCGAGATCAGCAATTAACCTCCATGGAGCATTTTTATCGATTTTGAAGCCAAACTTTTCGGCTGTCTGAGCATAACAAACAAAATTTGCATTCTGAAGGAGATCATCATATTTTTCAGCATCCGATCCATGATCCAATTCTGATAACTCAATCATAATTCCAGATGCCAAAGGCGATACAAAAGAGGACAAATGATAGTTGGAAAGAGTTAAAGGAAACTCAGCACCATATTCATTAAAGAACTCATAAAATTTATTTAAAAAGTCGTCGAAAGATAAGATGCTTGACTTTCGATTATTGATCGTGATATAGTTGTTACCATAAAGATCATAAAGTTGTCCAATGTATATTTCTCTATTATCAACAGAACTTTCCCAGCCTTTGACAGGGAGCAATTCTTCAAAGACAGTTCCAGCAGCATTTTCTTTATTTAGGAATAGAAATTCATTTCTGAAGTTTTCAAATGCATCTGCAACAAAGTCAAGAACAAAAAGATCTGTTTCAGCTGATTCAACTCTTTTTAGCTTTTCTTCTATTACGATTATTGGCTGCCCTTTTTTATTAATCCTGCCATAAAGTGGTTTGTCATACCAGAGATCAAAAGGAGTTGGAGCACCAGTTGTAGATGTCAAAGGGTAAGAAGAATCTTTATATCTCTTTCTTTGAACAAAAAGTTCAAAAGAATTTAGATCATTTGTCCCAGTTGGTTTTGTCATGAACTCTTCCTCTTCTTCGGTGCATCATTTATTTTCTCATTCATGATAGAATTTTCTTTTTCTTTCGTTGAGTTCTTATTTGAGTTAAGAATATTCAGGCCAACAGTGTTTACAGTTTCTAATGTAGTTGTAAACACACCAGACTTAATGCTGTGCTTGACTTTTAGAATGTCATAGTATCCGCCAATCCCAATTTCTTCTGCCCATATTTTAAATTCTGTTCCCTCTGCTGTATTGCTGTCTTGTAATATTTTTTCTCTTATTCTTGCAGCAGGTGTATTGCCAAGGCCCAAAGATCTTGGGTCAATATATATTTGTGTTCCGTTTACAAAGAGTGGACAACCATATAAACTAATATCTGCATCATATTTGTCAGCAAGAAGGATGTTTGTTTGGACACCAAATTTATTATTTAATATCTGAGCCTCTAATCTTTTTGGAACTGGTGTTCTCTTGAAGCCAACTTTCTTAACCATTCCTCTTGTGTTTCCTGCAAATATGTGAGGAATAAAATAACTCTCATTCAAGTCGAACACATTTTGACCAATACCAGGAATTGGAGATCTAGAATCAGTATAGATAAACAAATACTCTTCAGCTTCTTGAGATGTTTTTTGCTTCTTTTCAGCTCTTCTGTTTATTCTATGGCTTACAATTTCATCAACAGATATTCTTTTTTCATAATTTCCATTCCATATTTCATTGATTGCTTCGCCCTTTGGTAGTGCAAGAGTCGTAAACTTTGGAGTTGCTCCTTGTGGCAATTTACCGATTCCTAAATCTTCTGGTGAGATGGCCGATGTCATAAGAGTTCCCAAACAATCAATTAGGAATTGATGTAAAGGATATGATGTTCGCTCTGGCCTGACGACAAACCTTAGCCACCACTCCTGAAATAGATTTAAAGATATAGGAATATCCGCAAGTGGCTTTGGCTCAAGTCTTCCAGTATTGCGATTAAGGATGTTGACTGTCCCCAACATCAGTCTTGTTTCGTTGTAATTGTCGTTTGATTTTGTTGTCTTGCCTAAGACATTGTTTGTGCATTTGTCGTATGTTGTTGGGCGATCATTAACAATAGACATTGCTGCATTTATAAGATCTCCAAGAAAGAAGAAGTTAATTCTGTAATCACTGCCAATCTTATTTAGATCTCTTCTGTTTCGTAAAAGTCTATTTGTTTTACTTATTTCTTTTGTTTTGTTTTTTTCGTTTGTAGTTTTTCTTGCGTTAGTTACAGCTTCAGAGAATTTTACACCGCTTTGACCAGCACCTTTTACATTAGATAATTTGCTGGCGATTTGTCTTTTATATCTTTTCCTTGCCTCGATAAGTTTTTCTTGTCTTCGCTCTCTCAATTCTTCAGAACTTATTTCCGGTATTTGTTCTTTGGCTTCTTTTATTTCTTTTTTTGCATCCATGTAAGCCTTCAATTGCTCTTTGGGGATCTGAATATAAAACATTCTTCCGCTTTTATTATCGCCACCGTCGCTAATACTGTCTATTCTTCCTATAAGTTTGCTCCAAGCTTTCTCAAGAGTTTCGTTCTTCAGGTCTCCTAATTTTCTTTTTAAAACATCAATCCTTTCTTCAATCTTTTCAATTGATTTTTCTTGAATCGCTCTTGCAGCCTTTGCCTGCTTTTCAGTCTTTTTAGACAGATCAGGGTGTCCTTTTGACCAATTGGTTTTCTTCTCTATTTCTTCATCCAACTCATTCAGCTCTTTTCTGGCTTCTTTAAGTTCTTCTCGTGCTGCACGAAGATCCTCTCTTCTTTTTTTCTTTGTCTGTGCAAATACAACTGCTTCTTCTGCGGATTCATCAACCAAAAACAAATCATGAGTTGTAGAATTCATCAATGCCTCTATTCTACCAACCAGATCGACATCTAATACAACCGCACCATTTTCTTGAAAATTAATACCAGACCTAACCATGTTCAAGTTGATGGTTGTGGTAAGATTTGAAATTTCCTCTATCTCGCTTCTGCTAAAAAGAATATTGCTTGGATCTGTTGGGACAGACCATCCAGCCTCAACTTGAATTGGAAATGGCCTATTTGCGTCAGTCGCTGCAATGTCCATGGCGTTAGTTGACTCTTGATATCCGGTAGACACCAAATCACCAAAACTTATTTTGCGTTTATTACCTTTAGAATCAGTAGCATCCCTCATCATAAAAAGGCTTTCAAAGCTCTGAAAATATAAGACTAATCTTGCTTTTCTTGTAACTCCGCCGTGACCGATAGATTTACCAGTATCTTCCCAATCAAAACTCTTCAGACCAACATCAGTCCCTCTTTGCTCTAAAGATGCTAAAATATCATCAACTGTCGGAGTTTTGTTTATGGGGAACTCTAGCTTGGTTCCATCAACCAAGACTTTAAATATTTTAATTTTAGGAACTAAAAGAGATATTTGAGCAGGAGAAAGAGTGTTCAAGATATCCATCTTTGGAAGATCAATTAGTTTATTGGCCATCCCAGTAGAATCACCAGTTACTTGAACTAAGTTTTCATATGATGTTGGCTTCTTTTCTTTGCCACCAGTTGATAAGTTTTCAATAATGTCAGCAAACTCTATCAAAAAAGACTGCTCATCAAATAAGTCTTGTTTAGCCACTTTTTACAGCTCCAATATCGATAATACTCTTTCTAATGGATTCGGAATATCAATGACATCGCCAATCTCTAGATGACCTTCTGTTGGGACTTTATTAAACCATGCGATAACCCACCAAAGAGATGCGTCATTGTAATATCTGTGGGCAAGCTTAAAGAATCTATCGCCGCTTTTCCATGTATGTGATACCAAATTTAATCTTGATATTTCTTTTGCGGTTGGATGCTTTAAGTTCGGAGTGAAATATTGCCTCATGGTTTTGACATTTCTCTCTTCACGAACTTTAGAATATAATTCTGTATCATTCACGCCCAATCTTCTTGTATTATATCTTGAAGTCATAATTATTGTCCTGTCATTTTATTAATATCGGCCTGCTTTTTCTCATCATTCCTCTGACTTGGGTTCTCTCTATTGTTTGGTTTATCTGTTACTGTAATTTGACCACCAGCAACATACACTCCATAAGGAAAATTAACATTCTGAACTGAATAAGCAGAGTTGATTGTGCCTTCACCAGTGTCAATATCTTCTTTTGTCCATCCCAATCTTTCTTCATGAATAACAGTATAGTTTACTGTAACATCATATCTCTTTGGAAATATTTTGCCTTCAAATTGGAAAACGCCAACCTCCAAATTTGGAGCGTATGTAACGCCATCCATCTTGCCCAATAGTCCAGTTCCATCGGCAGAGTTCTGAACCCAATTCATAAATTGAAGCTTTATTAAAGGAGCTGATTTAATAGTTTGTGTGTCATTTTTGCCACCTTCAAAGACAGGATAAAGCATATTTATTAATCCTGATATTTTTTCAAGGTTTAAGCGTGATTCTTCCCCTGATGCAGCAGGAACACTAAAGCCAAGACTAATTGTTCTTGATGTGTTTTGGAATGTCTGTATATTATCCATTTTGCCATATGCTGGCTCAGATGTCCAATTCGATTGATAAGAGTCTCCGAAAGATGTTAGAAATGCCTTAAATTGAACCTTTGCGCCTGTTGGGACATGCGTGAATTTAACAAACTGTCCTTTTTTACTTTCTAGCAGGTCAGTTTGATCAGCAAATGTCAAGTCTAGCCCAACCGCTCTTCTGAATGCTCCTAAAGCTCCTGGATTTCTATCGAATATAGGCATAGTAATTCTCTATTATGTAAATAGATTAAAAAACGATTATTTCAAATATGAAGTTGTGGATTAGTTTCCAAAATCAGTAGGATTGGATTTTGAATCAACATAGTCCAAAACGAACTCACCGAGGTTGGTTCCATCTGCGAGTCTTAGGACGCCCATAACAGGAGTTTGATTTTGGTGAGCATAAGCTTGTGACGATGCTCCTGGTGGGAAAGCTGCATTTATCTCTGCTCTATTTACTGGTGCTACCATTCTTGGGGCAGGTGGTTGAGTGCCTAATTCTTCTTCGGTCAAGGGTCGTGCTGTGGCCTCCTCTTTTCCGAAGATGAGATCTCTAGCAACACCACCAGCTCCTCTATTCCTATAAGTTCGTATAACATCAGCCGTTACGCCAATGGCATCTGCAAGGGCACCGAGAATTGCGGATATATCATTAAATATTGATTTTATTTCATTAATGCTTCTATCTATTACACCTTCAAATCCGCCTTCAAAAAATCCTGTTTGATTGTTGAATTGTTCCATGAATTTGGTAACAAACGGTGCGATATGTTCATCATATTTTTCTTTTAAGAACGCGAATGCTTCTGGTAATTTCTTTTTGACCCACACATATGCTTTTTTCATAGCCCCAACAAGTGGAAATTTCTCTTCGTATTCTCCAAATAGGCCCATGATTTTTTCATCTAATGTTGTAAAAAGTCCTTTAATGCCTTCTATGCCTTTATCAAAAGCGGCTGTCAGCATATCCCAATGTTTAATCACAAGCACAATCCCAGCCCCAATCAAGACCCAAGGATTCATCATGGCTGAAAGGACTGGATTGATTATTCTTCCTGCTTGCGAGAATGCAAATCCGAGAGCACCAGCTTTTAAAACTAAAGAGCCTATTGTTTTTATCGGCTCTTTATATTGTTTAAGGAATTTAATTCCTTTTCTCAATCCACTAGCAAAATTATCAAATATGCCTTCTGTAGCTCCAAGACCTTCATCACCAGTTATAAACTCTATTATATCCTTTAGCAAAGGCTTAAGAGCTTGAGAAACTCTCATAGACAATTGCTCAAATGCTGCTCGAAATTTATCTGCAATTTTCACACCAGCTTGCAAAGCTTTGGTAAGTTCTTGCTGTGCTTTAACAGATGGATCAACTTTTTCTTCGAGATCTTCTATCATAGCTTGCTCAGTGCCAAATAAGCGGACAGCATCAGCAACATCTCCAATACCAGCAGCTTGTGCAATCGCTTGCTTTTCAAACCTGTTCATTGATTCAAAGCTTCTGCCGGTTGCATTGACAGCCTGTCTAATCATGTTAACTCTTTCTGCTTCGTTGGCAGTTAATAACTGAACACTGTTTAGAAGTGGTCCACCCAAAATAGCATTTAAGTTTCCTGCTGCTTGTGCAGCACCTTCAAAAGTATCAAATCTTTCGGTCATTGCAAGAAGCTTGCCCATCTGAACTCCAGTTGCTTTTGATTGAGCTGCCAATTGTTTAAACACACGAATACCAGATTTGCCATATTTTGCAAGCTTTGGCCCAGCCTGAACAAAGTCTTGAGCCATCTTTGCTGGTGCTTCTCCAATTGCAAGAGCAAAAGAAGCTAATTCTTCATTTGTTGCAATAGCTTGATTCTGTGTCATGCCCATTGCTTTAATTAATATTTCTTGACTTTGGGCAGTTGTTTGGGTTGAGATTCCCAACTTTTCCATTGCAGCTGCTTGTTTTACTAAAGCTCTTTGTGTTTTCGGGGCAAGCAAAGAAAAGTTTGAATAAGTTGCAAAAAGACCTTTTGCTGCATTTGCTGCGTCAGATGTTGCAACCCCAAGATTTTTAAGCTGCCCAGCAACACCAGTCGCCATGTTAGCAAACTTTTCACCTTGACCTGTTGCTTGCTGCAACTCAGCACTTAGATCAATGAGTTCGAGAGCAAGATCTTTAAAGCCTTTAAATCCGCTTGTAGCTCCAAGTTCTCCAACAAATTTATTTGTTGCTTGAGCTGCTTCCTCAAATGGTTGCGTAAGTGCATCTACAGCACCTCGAAGTCCATCGATAATTCCCGTTAAATCTAATATCGCGGCTTTTGCTTCGCTTCCGTCATCACCATTAGCCATAATCTAATTACCTAAGAGGCCACTCAACACCCATTCTTCTTTCAAAATCTTTAATCTCTTTGTCAAGTCTTGCACGAACTTTAACAGTTCTTGGATTATCTGGGCCATAATCTCTATATGTTTCCATATATTTTTTTTCTTGCCCAAGAACTCTAACAAAGGACTGAACTTGCTGTTTTGTTCCTTCAACTGAGATTGGTTTATTTGAATATCCCATCATTGTCATTAACAAGTCTTTCACAAGATTTGAGAATTGTCTAACATATGCTTCGACTTCATTTAATTGCCCTAATTGTGAAAGTTTTATGACTTGATTTTCATTTGAGTTATTCATCGGATGTCCCTCTATAGGTTAAATAGTTTGCAAATTAAAATAAAAAACCCCCAATGAAGGGGGCTTCAAATTATCTTTTGGTTGTTGAGTTCTTTTTCTTTGCTTTTTCAATCTGTTCTCGTTCTTTTTCAAACTCTTTTCCGAGTCTTCCAATCCACCACTCCCTTAATTGGATGGGCAAACTGTAAGCTTCTGCAAAGCTCCAACCACCATATTGCTTGAGGTAGAACATTTGTTCATAAACAGATTTTATATACTCATTAGTCAGGCCAAAAAAAGTTGGTTGAGAAAGGTAAATCAACAGCATTTTCAGCATCACAAGATTCGCAAGTGAAATCGTAGCTCATGTCAACATCTGGCCGCGCTCTTTCATATTCTTTGCGAAGATGTGTTGCGTCAAGTGCAGGCATGAGATCTACAAATTCCTCAACCGTCCTCCTTTCTGATACTCCATTGAGCGTGACAATAATAGCTTTGTATTGGTCAGTCAATGCTGTATCGGGCAACTTTAACTTCTTTCTTTTTTCTGCTTTTGCAGATAAGATTTTTTCATCATTTCCAGTTAACAAACGACATTCAGCAACAACGCCTGTTTTTGGAAGAGTGATAAAAAATGTCCCATTGTCAGAAAACTTAATGTCTTCTGGCGTTTCTCTTGTTTTGACTTCTGTAAGATCAAAGCTTTGCTCACAAGCAGCACCACAATGAGTGCAAGTTACTTGCGCTTCATAATCATTTCCGAATCCACTGATTCTTGATGCAATAATGAGAGCATTCTTGTCTCCGACAAACAAGTCTTGGCATTTAATATTTTTGTCGATAATAATACTTTCCAACATTCTGTCAATCGCAACACCTTTTTTGAGAAGTGTTTTTGATGTGAGAATGTCAGTTTCTTTCGCTGTCATATAGCGAATTTCAATTGTGTCTTTCTCGTGTAAAGGGTGATTTGCAGGATAGAACTTGCCTTTTGTTGGCAAATCAACAAATTCCGTTGGTATTACAAAATTTAAAAGTGATTGTGCATCCTGCGATACTGCTGGTGAGTCACCATCAGATTGAACTCCCAAGCGAGAGTCATCATTTCTTGGCATATAAACCTCTTAATTTATTTTAGTTAGCTCCTGAAGTTTGTGGGAACTTGCCAACGCCATTTACATTTAGATAAGCGTTGTCATATCTAACAGTAACTTCAACATTTAGTAGACCTTCATCTTCATATGAAAGGTCGCCAAAGGTTGCATTTGTTACGAAAGGATTGTTAAGCACCCATTCTTCAACTGTGTTTCCGTCTGAATCGAGAGTTTTAATTCTCATTTGGCCCAAAGCTTGAACAGATTTTCTTTTTGAAACTGTTGCAAGTGTATCTGGACCTTGTGGAGTTAGTGGCAATTCATATCCAGCATTCTCAAGAATTGTCATCAAATCCTTTGATGCATTTGAGTCTGGATCAACTGTGTCAACGATTGTAAAATTGATTTCGTTCCACTCAACACTTCCTGGATAATGGAATGTGTGATTTAGATATTTGTGACTATCTGTGTTAATAGTGAAAGAAGGCTTGGTAACACTCTTAATCAAGTATTGCTTAATGCCTAATGAAGCTCCTCCTGGAATGCTTAATACAAATCGATAACCTCTTTTAGGTTCTAAGTTGGGATCTTGCCAAAAACTCATGTGTTATATTCTCCTAATCTAAATAGTCATCTTTGACACTAATCTTCAAAAGATGCTCCACTATTTGTAATTACAAAGTCAATCGCGATAAACTCAATTGCTTTTGCAGGTTTTAAGAAGATTTTTGCATACATTGTGTTTCTGTCAATTAAGTCAGGAGTAGTTGTTGAGCGATCCAACAATACTCTGTAGTCTTCCAAACCAAGTCTTACCTTAACTGAGTCAAGGAATGGAACAACTTGACCAGTAAATCTATCCCATGTTGATTCAACATTTTGGTCGAACAACAATCTTGCAGAGATTCTAGAAATTTCTTTCTTAACATAAATCAACATTCTTCTGACATTAACTCTATCAAGAGCTGATGGAGTAATTTGAAGTGTCTTTTGTCCAAAAATTACAATTCCTTCTGCTGGGAATTGAGCAATTGGGTTAATGTTTGCTTCATAAAGCTTGTCTCTGTCTTTAGATGTCAATCTTTGTTTGACGCCAATGACAGGGATACCAGCAGCACCTTCAGTTAGACCACCGCGAGTAAAGCCAGCAGGAGCGAACCAAAGCTCAGAGTTTGCTTCTGTGCTTGAGTAAGTTCCGAAAGCAGCGATTGATGGAGGTGCCCAAAGCGAGAGACCTGTGTTGTCGTCTTTGATTCTTACCCAAGGATAATAAGCTGAACCGTAGCTGTTGTTGATTTGTCTATTATTAAGAGTATCAACAGCAGTTTGAACATTTCCAACAACAGTTGAGTCAGAATCGCTAGCAACATAACTTGCTCTGTCTTCGCGAGGCAAGTAGTTTCCTTCGATATCAATGATTGCCATTGCATCTCCGCGACTCTCACAAACTTTCAACATTTGATTTGTCAAGCCTTCTGTCCAGATGCCTGGAGCAGTAAGCATGTTGCAATCAATTACTTCTGGGTCGCTAACTGCATCAATTGCACACTTAACAGAGTTGTAAGCATAGCTGTTAAACTCAGTAATTGTTGAAGTGTTAGTTCCGCCGAGAACATAATTGTTAAATGGATTTCTTTCTGTGATGTCAAGGCCATCAAATCCGCCAACGATTGGCATTGTGAATTGGTCAAAGCCAGCATCAAGAACATTTTTGTAAGTTGCACCAGAGCCAGTAGCAGTTAATGAAAGGCTGCTTGCGCGGGAACCTGAAAGGTAGAATCCTTGTGTTGTTGATGGGGTATTTGTTACTACTGGAGCACTACCAGAATGCCTTGTGATGTCATCAAGAGAGAAGACATAAGAGAATTCTGTGTAACTATTTTCAGTATCAAATGTTCCAATCAAGTTATCATTTAAGCCTCTAACAACATCAACATAAGAATTTTCAAATCTGTTTGAGCTTCCTGATTTTGTTGTGTCAACGCCAAAGTAAGCGTCTTTTGGACTTGCCAAGTCACCAGTTTCAGTTGATCTTCTTAAGCGTGTTTTTGGAAATGCGAAAGAACCAGTGAATGAGCCACCAAAATATACAAGAGGATTTCCTGTTGCTCCACCAGAGCCTGTATTCATGTTTTGAACCATCGCTTCTGCAAAACCAGTTGAAGGGTCGCCAAATGCAGATGCACTTGTTTGAGTTGCGCTATCGATTGACCAACCTTTGTATCTTAATGGACCGAAATATCCAAATGGAAGAAGTTCAGGATCGGTCGCTCCGCCATGAACATCAGGATTCATATCCACATAAATATATTTTGAGCGATTTGGGAAATCTCCATATTCTCTAAATCTACGGTCAGTATCAGACCATTCTGCATAACTATTACCGATTTTCTCAGCAATGTAGTTTCTAGAATATGGATTCAGTGTGCAGTTCGTAAATACTTCAAGCGGTTGAGCAGCATTGTCTGTATCTTTTGCATCTCTAATTTCTACTGTGAAAGAGCCATATTTCTCAATATCGTTTGCAGATGGCCTAATATCTCTAATTGAAACTTTGATATTTGACTGATTCCATTGGCCACCCTCAAGAGATTTAAACTTGAAGAGTTTTTGCATGTTTCTTGGGCTATAGTCTCCAGGAGCACCACCCATGTCTTGGCCAATAACCCAGCCAGTTTCTGCTTTTGTAAGGCTTGCACGGTTGATATTTGCATCAGTTGAGCTGTTGTGAAGAGGAAGAACAACTCCAAAAACATTTCCGCCTGCGCCATTGTTAGTGATTGCTTCATCTATATCTCTGTCAAATGTTTCCCCAAGGAAGTAATTTTTTACAGAGCCAGATGCATATTCACGAGTATTGTCTACTAAAGTTGGATTTGTGCTAAAGACTTTACGAATATAATTTTTTGAATTTTCATTAAAATTAAATGTAAGAGTTTCAGTAACTGCCCCAGATGAGCTTCTGATAACTGCATTAAATTCAAGACCAGTCCCAGCTGATTCAATAAGATGGTTTGTGCTTGCTGTTGTATTTACCTCACCAGCGATTGTTCCAGATAAACCAACATTACCATCTTGGCAATAGAATGTTGCTGCAAGTGTTCCAGTTTGAGCTGTTCCACTATTAATCAAGAACAAGCCATATGCCGCACCTCCAGATAGGTTAGTGCTGACAGGAGAACTACCAATTTGCCAACCTGCTTCACCAGCAGCTGTAGCGTCAGTATTTGCACGACCAAGAAGTCTCACATAAGTGATTGGGTTATTGTTTTTTAACCATGCTTGTGCTGCATAGGCACCGTATGTAGGAGCAACGCCATAACCTCCATCTCTCCAAATATCTCCACCTTTGTTACCAGCCTCTGGTGAACCAAAGATTTCAACAAATTCAGAAAATGAAGAAACTTTAACAGGTCTTAGACCTGGACCTTGGTTTGCTGTCCCGATGATTACAGGACCAATGTTTTCTGGAATTTGAGGTAATTGAGAGTTATCAATTTCTGCGATTTGCACTCCTGGTGATACAAATCTAAATTTATCGACGCCGGTTTTAGCCATTTATGGGAATCTCCTTACATAGTAATAAATACTTAAATTCTATAATAAATAGTATGGTATGCCTCCAAAAGACAAGGAAACATTAATCGTTATACTTTCCGCCCTTCCAGTCTGGAATGTCTCCGAATATCACATGTTCTCTTGGAGTCCTTACTGCAACAGCATTTTCTCTTCTTACGACAAAAGGTTGTTTTTGGTTTGAATCAGCACCAATCAAATAGCCAAGAACTTTCATATTGACGGTTGTCTCATAAACGCGAGTTTCTTCTGTCAATTCTGTTATGTTATTGTTTGATGAGAAGTCAGACTGCATAAAAGATTCATATCTGTGGCCTTGATGACTTAGCAAGACTCTATAATTAATTCCACCTGCATTTACAACAAAAGGCTGAATAAGTTCGTTAATCTGTTGTTGATATTCTGTTCTTATGCTGATTGTATAATCTACGCTGACATACACTGGCATTGGAACTGTAATTGTTTCATAAACAACTTTTTTATCTTTCTTTTTATTTGGAAAGTTTATTTGCCCACCAGTTGGTTGAACGACTCCATTAACACCATATCTTCTTGCAGAGTCAGCATTTAAAAAATTGCCTGTCTTGTCTTGTTTTATTTCACGAGCAATTGTTACTGATCCGCCTTTCTTATCTCCAACAGGATCAACATTGCCATAAAAATATCCTTTATCTGATAGATCTTTTGTGAATCCATTTCTTTGAAGGGTAATGATCGGAAAGATCAAAGCACCTTCACTATCACGCAAATCTTTATTGTTTTTGATCTGATTAGCTCGCTCTCCAGCAACCCAAACGATTGGGACTTTTTTAAATCCTTTGTTTGTTGTGCATGATAAGTCAAGTTCTTTCGTAAGCCAATTATAAATCGAATAATCAATTGTTTCCAATGTTGATGGCTCAAAAGGAAGAATCTGCTTCATTGTATCATCTTTTTTGTTTGAATCTGACATTTTTATTTAGCATCAAAAAGACCTTGGCGAGCACGATAACATTTAGCTGAGATTTCAACTTTGTGTGCTGTTTGGCCAAATAGCTCTCTTGGTTGAGAAAGTGTGACGATCTCATAATATGCAGAACCATATAAAATAAAATCACCTTCTCTTACAAAAAGATCTTGATCTTCTGTTAATCTCCTTTTGTGAAAATGAATGGTAACTGATGATAACCTATCAACACCATAATTTGTAGTAGTTGTTTCAGAGCCTTCCCAATCGACAAGAGCATAAACTCGAATAGGAGGTAAAAAGTTTTTCTCAATAGCTTCGCCATACAATGGATGAAAGTTTGTATGAACATTGCTTATTGGATAATATAAGACTGTTTGTCCAATAACTCTTTCGATTAACTCATCGTTAACTTGCTTAACTAAATCTCTTTCTTTTTGGTTAAAAAAGAGTGGAGGAGGCGGAGCATCTGGTCTATTCCATTTGTTGTCGTCTGACATTTAAAGCCTCCTTATCCTACATAAATTGACATAGGAACATTTACTTGAATTCTATTTGCATCTTCTGCCATCTTAGCATCGCCCTCTACCATTGCATCATATGTTAGAGAATCCAGAATTTGTTTTAATTCTTCTTTCAATGCGCTTTGTTCATCTTTTGCTTGCGATAAAAGCTCTGATGCATTTAATTGAATGTCGTTTCCTGGGATTGGAATTGAGCCAAACTTGCCTCTGACTTGCCCAAGCATTTCTTTTGAAACTGCTAAAGCATATTTTCTAATCCATTGCTTACCAATTGAGTTAATGTTTTCGTATGGTATGTTTGCAAATGGAAGTGTGTTTACATTATTGACTCCATCAACGCCATCTTTTCTTGTTGGATCTGAATCCCAAGCGTCTTGAGGGATGGTAAACTCAAACCATATTTTTGTTGGTCCACCATTTCCAACATTAGCATATGCTGGATAAATGCTTATTCTATTGTCTCTAATCTCGTATGAATAGTGAGATGCTCTTGTATAAAGATTTGTTTCAAATGCCATTGCTTGTAATTTATTTTGCCAAGCTGGAACAATCTCGAATGTCGATTCATCAGAATATTGGCCATATGTATTTAAATTGCCAACAACATTTAATCCGCCATAATACCCATAAAATCTCCACATAGCTGAAGGAGACTTGTAATATACTCTTCTGATTGCAATTCTTTTGTTATTAACAGAGCCACTAAAATCAACACCAGAATTTAAAGATGCAGACTGAACAACTTCTTGCAAATCATATGTTTGTTGATTGTTGGATAGTCCAAATGATGCAGTATATATTCTTGCATCACCAAGAGCTGCTTCTTGAGCCAAGCCATCAGCAATTCTTCGTCCATACTCGAAAGTAAATTTTGGAAATTTAAGAGCAACATGAGTCCCGCTTAAAGATGATGAAAGAGGGCCAGCTTTTAATTCGCCTTTATGATCAAATGTTCCTGTTGTTGCCCCAAGAAAGTTGGAGAGAACATTTTTTGCTTGATGATTGTTAATGATGTATGAATATTCTAAACAAGCAATTTCATAAGATGCATATACATTTTCTTCTTTTAATTCGATATCAAGAACATCACCGCCAAGCATTTTATATGTAAATGCAACTTGGTCAACGGCACCAGAAACAAAATCTGTCGATGTTGAATATATTCCATATGGAAGAGAACCAGTAACATTTCCACTATTGCCTGTAACGGGCAAGACCACCACACTTGAATTTTGAACAGGAGTTAGAACTGGAACTGACATATATATACCTCTCAATCTAAATAGTGGAAAATGGCACTAAATGGTAAAATAAAAAGCCCTACCCTCCATAAAGGAAGATAGGGCCTGAAGATTAATAACTAATTGCTAGAATTAGCCAAGAAGATCTTCAACGATTACAAGACCATACATATCTGGTCTAACCATCTTCTTGCCATAACGAGTCATGACACCCTTACGAGGCACGAAATCGTCTGGTCCAAAAATGGTTGGAGTAACTTGTAGAGGCACATAAGGTGCATATACATAACCGCTTTCTAGGAAGCTGTTACCTTTACGACCAACGAGGATAACATTTCTTAGGAAATATGGGTCAACATAGATGTCCCATTTCTTAGAAAGTTGTCCAACACGAGTCGCACCAGCAGCTCCGCGATTTTCGTCAGCGGTTGTGTCAGCGCGGAAACCAGATGTGAACTCAAGAACATTAGCAACTTCTGGGCCACAAACGAGGAAGTTTGCGCCACCACGAAGAGTTTTTCTGTGGATTTGAGCAGAAACATCGTTTACTGTCTCAAGAAGAGTCTCATACCATTCAGAAACTGTTCCAGTGAAGTCTGGGAATAGGCTTTGGTTGGTAGATTGTCCACCAGTTCTGTCAACAAACTTACCTGGTTTACGAGACCAGTAGTAGGTTCCAGCTTTAGCACCTTTAACAAGGTCTTCAAGGATTTCTTGGTCAATTTCAAGAGCGATTTGCTCAGAAAGAATGCTTGTCAACTCAACTTCTGCATCCAAGTTGTGGTATGCGTTGATGTCTTGTTGAAGCTCTGGAGTCCATTTTGCTTTAAGTTTCTTAGTGATTGCAGTTACAGACACAGAATCAACTTTGATGTCGATTTCTGGAATGTTCGTGTTGTCTTCAAGACCCCATGCTGTTGTTCCAACGATTGAGCCAACATCAGCTCCACCATTTGTGAAGTTATCTGAGATTGTAAATGTTGCAGCAGTAACACCCTCAACAGAAGCTGTAAGGTCTCCAACTGTCTCAGAACCTGTCGCTTCAAGAACAACAAGAGCAGTAGCTGTAGAAGAGCCAGAGAATCTTGTCAAGCGACGAACTTGGCGACCAACTGATAGTCCTTCAAGAGTGACTGTTACGAAATCATTTTCGTTGAATTGTGCTGCTGTAAGCTCAGAAACAGTGATAGTAGCGACAACAGCTAATGATCCAGAAAGATCAGGGTCATATTGAACTCCCTTAGACAATCCACCAGCTGCATCATCACCAGTTCCAGAACCAACAGTTCCAGAAAGGATAGCAACTGGGTTAGAAATGGTAGCTGATTGTGACACTGGAGATGACCAACCATTGTTAAGAGCGTAGAAGCTAGTTTCTGCATTTGCGCCAGCAAGATCTACACCACCAGTGATTTGGCGACCGACTCTTCCACCACCGTATACAGATGCGCTGACAGAATATCCGCCCAAGTTAAGTTGGTCAGGATTTCCGCCATAAGTAAAGTCGAGGAAGAAGATAAGGCCAGATGGCAAGCTCATTGGTTGAACGGAAACAAGTTCATTTGCTACAAGTCCACCGAATACACGACGAACGATTGGAAATGCAACTGCTGCAAAACCTTCTACATCACCAGCTGCCATTGAGGAAGACTCACGAAGAATTTCTTTCGCTTGGTTCTCCAAAAGTGCTGCCATACCATTGCGAGTGTGCTCGCTGTTAAGACCTTCCAAAAGTCCAGTCTTTTCCCATTTGTTTAGAAGGGCTTCGCCTTCTTTTTGAGTGTTGCGTCTAACAACACCTTCTGTCAATTTTTCTACAATAGACATTTTAATTTCTCCTTAAATGATTATTTTGTAATCCCCGCAAGTCTTCTCATTCTGTCCATTGCAGAATTGTTGACTTGCTTCGTTTCTTTTTTTGATTTTAATACGAGACTGTTATTTTTGCTAACTGCTTCACTTAAGTTTCTTGGAGCTGTATTTTTGACAGACTTCAAGTTGTGTTGCAATGTTTCATAAATAACTTTTGCCTCTTCAATTGATCTCGCATTAGAAATAGATTCGACAATTTGTTGTTTTTGTCGCTCATTCAAGGAGTCCGATTTCAGAACACGATTTTCATAAACTAATTTAGCATTTGAAACATTGAGATCTACAAGTTTATCGCTAACTTGTTTTGCAAGGCTCTTAAGTTCTTTATAATCAGAACCAAGCTTATTGTTTTCAAGCTTGAGAGAACTGACATGCTCTTCCAATCCCATGATTTTCTTTAATGCTTTGTTGAGTGCTTTGTTGTCCTCTTCGGCATCATCACACTCCATTTCAGCTGCTGCCACATCCATAGCATATTCTTGCTGTGGTAGTGTTGGGTGAGTTGTTCCCAAATCACCTCTTGCCTCAACTGACATATCGACTGTTAATTTTTCTGACAAGATATCTTCCATGATTTCAAGGATGTTTTCTTCTGTTAGTTCGATATCTTCGTCTAACTCTTCTTCTTTTAACTCAACTTCTTCGTTGGTTTCTTTTTTCTTTGCGCGGAGAGCTTCAAGATCTTTTTCGTCAATGTCTCCGTCTTTGTCTTGGTCCATCACCTTCTCTTGCTTATCAGAAAGCTTTTCTTCCAAATCAAGCATTTCTGCAAGGGCTTCCAAATCTGTTTCAAGTTCTTCGCCTTCTGGTGCTGGTTCCGCCATCGCAGACATGTCAACCTCTTCTTCTTCTGGTTCGTCACGAAGAGCATCGACAATGCCACTTAGATCAATTGTTACAACTTCTTGCTCGTCTGGACAAGGACATGCAGTCTCACCTTCAGTTGCTTTTAAGTTGATGTCACCAATCATCTCGTCTGGTTCGTTATTGGCCATTCCTGCCATTGGATCCACTTCATCTTGTTCGAGCAAAGCGTCAACTGCTTGCTTTACATCCGATGAATATTTTTCAAGGATTTCTCGTTCCGCATTCTTGATTGCGGCCTCTTTAAGTGATTGTGCGTCGATGACGGCTTGTTCTAACATTGATGATGACATCATAATCTCCTAAATATAAAAATAGTTGTCTTCAATAAATAGTGGCCAAAATGCTTAAAAGAAGTAAAATGGATATGTTATGGCTAACCTACCCCGGCAGAGCCTGACCAATTGTTCGCTAACACCTCAGATGGGATGTTTGTTAAGCCAGCGACAATATCAAATCCTATATTGCCTGATTGAGACTTATAATAAAGTCTTGATACTTTAAAATAAAATACTTGCGGAGATGTGTCCTGCACTGATGGAGAGCTAAATAATCTAAAATAGTTGTTGGTGTTGAAACCATTTTCAGAAAAAGCAATTAAAGGCCCATCTACTGTTCGCCCAATATTGTTGTTCCTTATGTGAATCCAATTTGTTATAAATGGAAATTCTATAACTCGGACCACATTATCTGCATTAATTCTACCTTTAAAAAAAGGCTTTCCTGATACTTGATAAGCTCCAACATCTCCTAATGATGGTGGTCCGGGAGAATAAACAGACATTATCCCACCCCCTCTGAGCCGGACCAGTTATTTGTAATCGTGCTTGTTGGAATTCCTGTTAATCCCGCAATTACATCAACATTATCGGCAGCACCAGATAAATAAAGTTTTGTTAACTTAAGTTCTAATCGTGGCGTCCGTGCTTGACGGTTATAGTTCGGTGTCGGATTTGAATTATCAGTATAGTTATCGTTGACTTGAAAGTATGATCCAGTCAGTTTAGTGCCAGGAAGTCCTGGAACTAATGCATTTTCAAACCCATTTGCCGAAGCCGCAACCAAAACTCTCTTTGAATTATCACTAGACTTTGATGAATTTCTAACAATAATCCAGCGAGTCACATATGGAAATGTTATTTCTAACGGACCATTTGTGTAAAGAGACACATCAATTCCGCCACTTACAAATGGCTTTCCTGAAACCTGATATGAGCCAACATTTCCTAAAGCAGGTGGACCTTGATTGTAATCTGCCATTATTTAAATACCTTCAGAGCCAG